GCAGCAGGTTTACTTCCTGCGCCTGAAGGAACTTAATTATGGGCAAGGCACAGACACTATCGCAACTAAACAGACCTGTTGCATATAACTCGTCAACAAACGTAACAACCATTCGCTCTGGTGCAAGTGATACCACTGCTATTACGGTTGATGCCTCACAGAACGTAACCTTTGCTGGTACTGTATCAGGTGTTATAAAGTCTGGCACTGCTGTGGCTTCTACATCTGGTACATCGATTACTTTTACCGGAATACCTACTACTGCCAAACGCGTTACTGTAATGTTTCAAGGCGTTAGTACATCTGGTTCAAGCCATATACTAGTTCAAATTGGTTCTGGCTCTATAACAACTTCTGGCTATTTAAGCTATTCTGCCCAAACAGGAGGCAGCGGGTCTACAGGTAACGGTACATCTTCAACAGCAGGTTTCATAATTTATGTTTTTAATGCTAGTGATACAAAACATGGGGCAATGACTTTAGCTAATATTAATGGAAATAGTTGGATTAGTTCGCAAAGTCTTGGTGGTATTTACCCAAGTGGTAGCGCAGGCTATTCAGGTGGAGGAAGCATTGCGCTTGGTGGTGCATTAGACCGAGTAAGCATCACAACCGTCAACGGCACAGATACCTTTGACTTGGGTACTATTAATATTCTTTGGGAGTAAATTATGCACAGAATCGTAGTGGACGTACAGACAGGCGAGGTAACACAGGTTGAGTATACAGCCGAAGAACAGGCTGCCTATGACGCAGCCATCGCCGCTCAGGCACTTGAACAACCTCCAACTGCTTAAAGGATAATCTAATGAAAAACTTTATACTTGGTCTGTTAGTTGCTTTTTCTGTTAGTTGCTTTGCTTTTACTGAAAACCAGGATGGTAGTGTTGTGTTAACAAAAGAAGAGGCTGATAACGTAAGAGCTTCCTTTTACCAATTGCAGTACAACTTTGAGCTTGCTGTATCTCGTGTTAATGAACTCAGTAAAAAGCTAGATGTTCTTGAAAAAGCAAATTGTACATAATGAGAAACTTCTTTAAACATATACTAACTGGTAAAGACAACATCACTTATGATTTGGGTCGAATTCTTTGGGCGATTGCTTTTGCTATCGGTATTAGCCTTGCCACTTTCTGTGCTTTTGCTGGTAAACCTTTTGATTTCCAAAACTACGGATTGGGTGTTAGCGCGTTACTCGTCGCTGGTGGCGCTGCTCTTAAGTTAAAAGAAAATACCGAACCCTCTGACAAATAACTAACATGACCGAAACAGAAGCCCGACTAAACTCTCACGAAGCGGTGTGCGCTGAACGATACGTTGCTATTAATGCACGACTAAAGAAATTAGAACAAATCCTGTTGGCTTCTGCTGGGTTTATTTTAGCAACTCTTATTGCACTAGTATTAAAACTTAACTAAAGGCTGGAAATGTCAAGTACTTTTACTGTTACCAGAGATCAGATTATCTCGCTTGCTTTGCGTAAGCTAGGTGTTCTTGAGCTTGGAGATACGCCTGATGCTCCTACTATTGCTAATGCCTCTCTTGCTTTAAACCTGTTTATTAAGCAATGTGCCACGGAAGGCTTAAAGATCTGGAAGGTAGAAGAGCTTGTCATTCCTATGGTTGCTAACCAAACTACCTATGTTCTTGGTGGTTCTTCTAGCGCCCCTATGTATGATAGTTTTGATACTACCTTCAGTACCGCTATTACTGACAAGCCTTTAAAGGTTATTCAGGGATGGTATAGAAACACAGAAATTACTCCTTCTGTAGACACACCTCTGCAACTGTTGTCTAAGCAAGAATATAACATCCTTGGCTCTAAAGCATCTACAGGTGTTGCTAATAGCATCTTCTATGATGTTAAACAGCTTAATGGTCTTCTGTATGTATACCTGACACCTGACAGCTTCACTGCTTCAAACCTACAAGTACATATCGTAGCGCAGATGCCTATGAATGACCTTAACAGAGGTCAGGACGTACCGGACTTCCCTAACGAGTGGATGAACACGCTTGTGTGGAACCTTGCAGACCAGCTTGCTATTGAATACTCTGTTCCTTCCAACCATCGAGCAGAGATTGCTATGCGGGCTAAAACCTATCGTGATCAGCTTACTGATTGGGATGTGGAAGCTACAAGCACATTCTTTCAGGTTGATATGCGTATGTCTAACGCTATTATCGGAAACACTATCTAATGGCTATTCAACGTATTCCTCTAGCGCAGCCCATTTTGACACGGGATGGAACTCTTTCAAAAGATTCTAAATGTGTTAATGGGTACTTTGAATCAAAAGGTGATCGCAAGGACTTTATAAAGAGGCCAGGAACTAGCACCATTCCTGTTTCTCCTTCTTTGCCTGTTGCTGATGGACAAGGACTAACCTTCTTCAATGGTTTCTTTGTTGCTGCTGTTAATAATGTACTTTATAAAATAGATCCAACTACCTATGCTTCCACGGTGATTGGAACAATGACAGGTACTGTCGGTGGTACTACTGTTAACTGCTACTTTGTACAAACGCTCAACAACGGTTATTTGTTTGTCCATAACCAAGTAAACGGTTATTTAATTAATGGTTCTACCTTTGCTTTATCACAGATTACTAATGATAAAGTAGCAACAACTACTATATTAACTGGTGGTACGCTGTATAGCCAAGGCGTTACTGTTACCTTTTCTCCTCCTTCTTCTGGTACTACTGCTACAGGCACAGTACAGACAACAGGTGGCGTTATAACAAACGTAACCATAACAAACGCTGGTACTGGCTATGTAACAGCCCCTACGTTAACGTTTACACCTGCTGTAACGACCACAGGCGCTTCTGTTACCAATACCTCTGGTACACCTACTCTAACAGCCGCTACGCTGGCATACACCGTGTACATTGGTATGACGGTAACTGGTACAGGCATCCCTGCTAATACGACAGTAACTGCTATTACAGGCACAGGGCCTTACACCATTACATTAAGTGCTAATACCACAAGCGGTGTAAGCTCTGCTACGTTTACAGACAAAGGTACTGGCGTAACAGCTACTTGCTTACTTAACTTCTTTCCTACTTCTGGTCTTACGCCTGGCGCTGTATTTATTGACTCTTACATTGTTGTAGCTACACTTTCTGGACGACTGTATACAAGCACTGTTTCTAATCCTACCATCTGGAACCCATTGGATTACATTACGGCTGAAGGTGAGCCGGATACAATGGTCGGTATAGGCAAGCACCTTAACTTTATCCTTGGCTTTGGTCAGTGGTCTACTGAGTTCTTTTATGATGCTGCTAATTTAACAGGTTCTCCGTTATCTTCTGCCCCTACTTATAGGGTTGAAATTGGGTGTGCAAATGGTGATTCTATTGCTCAGTTTGAACAATCAATATTGTGGATAGGTACTTCAAAGTCTACAGGAACAGGTGTCTACCTTCTGGACGGTGCATCTCCAGCAAAAGTATCTACTTCTTATGTTGATAGAATAATAGGTAATAGTAACCTTACAAATGTAACAGCATACGTCCTTAAAATTAACGGCCATATGCTTTATGTCTTGACATTACATGATTTAAATGTTACAATAGTATATGACGTTAATGAAAAGTCATGGGTTCAATGGACAATGTACACAGCTGGTGACGATAGTTCAGGTGTTCCTGGCATCCTAGCAGAACAGTATTTTAGACCTAGTTATTTTGCTGGTAATGGTCTTAATTACTTTCTTTTAGATGACGATACAGGCGTGATGTACAGGTTGTCTGATAACGTATATACGGACAGTGGTGCGCCTATTTACTTCCGAGCAGTAACACCTATTGTTGACAATGGCTCTACTAAACGTAAGTTTTATAGACAACTTGAAATAGTAGGAGATAAAGTACCTGCTGTTCTAAACGTTAGAACTACGCAAGATGACTATAAAACATGGTCTCCCTATCGGTCTATTGACTTAAATAAAAGTAGATCTCAAATATACCAATGCGGTGCTGCCCGACGTAGGGCTTGGGAATTCCTTTGCACTGACAATGTTCCTTTACGCTTAGAAGCCGCTGAGATAGATTTTAATCTTGGTGAGCTTGAAGGTGATGGACAATAACTAAGGTTTGTATGGAAAATACTGATATTGCTTTAAACAATACTTTTGAAAAGGTAAAATTTAGAGAGAGTATTCTTAAAGTACAAGAAGAGATGCAAGAAGCTATTAAAGAAAAAAAACTAGAGGATGCTCTTCCTTCTTGTGTTTTAACTCATTATTACACACCTTTAGATGAAAAGTACGGTTGTGGTACATATGCTAGACAAATGCTTATTCCTAAAAACACAGTTATTTTAGGTAAAATACATAGGCACGAACATCTTAATTTTATAATGTATGGAAAAGTTTCTGTTTCAACAGAGTTTGGTTTAAAAAGGTTTGAAGGCCCTTGTACTTTTGTATCTGAAAAAGGTCTTAAACGTGCTGTTTATGCAGAAGAAGATACCTTATGGATTACAGTACATTTAACTAAACACTTAGGCGAAGAAAACTTAGATAAAATGGAAGAAGAAATAATAGCTCCTGATTTTTCAGAAATAGGATTTATATCTTCTACAAAAGAACTATTAAAAATACAAGGAAATAAATCATGACTTTTGGAACTGTTGCTTCTTTTGTAAGTATAGCTGCTGGTGCTAATTCGCTTTTAGGAAATCCTCTTGGTGGAGGAAATAAAGGAGGAGGCGGTGGTAGTAGCCAAGCCGATCCTTACGGTAAATACCGTGGACAAGCTGCCACAGATCTTAACGCCCTAATGAAAAACCCTGCTACGGCTATGTCTTCGCCAGGCTATCAGCAACAACTTCAAGCTGGAACACAAGCACAGGAACGTACCGCTGCTGCTGGTGGTCGTCTTGAGTCTGGTGCTGAACAAACAGCCTTGGGTCAAGTAGGTCAGAACACTTTTAGTTCTTACTATAATAGTATGCTTGCTAACTTAATGCAGTTGTCCGGTGCTTCACAACAACCTGCTGCTGCTGGTCTACAACAACAACAAACTGCTGCTCTTGGGCAACAAATGCAACTTGGAAATATTAAAACAATTACTCAAAGTATTGGTGGTCTTTATAACGCAGCAAATCCTACGCCTGCTACTACTCCTTATGTAAATACTTATGGCGCTAGTAGCGGATATGCCCCTACTGATAGTTCTTTCTCTTATGATCCGTCAGCCGGTCAAATCTAAGGAATAATATGGACGATTACAGTATAAACATTCCAAAGGCATTTGCAGAAGGCTACAGCGCAGTTCAAGAAGTTAGAGAAGCTGAGGCTTCTAAAGACGTTCTTAAACAAGCATACGCTGGTGTTTCTTCTGAAGAAGCTAAAGATCCTGAAAAGCAAATGTCTATTTTGATGAGTGCTGGTTCTGCGTTAGCTGCTAAAGGTTTTGGTGCTAAAGGCTTTGCTATGATGAAAGAAGCCAATAGTATGTCTGCTAGTGTACAGCAGGAAAAGATTAACAAGATGACTGTTTTTGAGCAGCAGATAGGGCTTGCAAGTCAGGTTGTGCAGGGCGCTAGTTCATACGCAGAAGGTTTGCAGGCCCTTGACCATTTGAAGGGCGTTCTTCCTATGGATAAATTAATGCAAGCTACTGCTGAAATAAAACAAGCAGAACAACAAGGAATTCCTTGGAAAGACACACAAAATAAAATTCTTACACAGGGGTCTTCTGTAAAAGAAAACCTAACAAACCAACTCAACATTGCTAAATCTTCTTTGGCTGCTGAAAGAGAAGATCGAATTCGTAGAGAAACTGAGCTTAAAGATTTACGAGAAGATAAAAAAATAGCAAATAGCTCTGCTGGTTTAAAAGCTAGATTAGACCGTCAACTCATGATCGATGCTAAAGAAGAAATTGATTTGGGACTAAAAGCAGGAATAAGTCCTCGATATGATGCTATAGTTAAAAGATTTGGTAAAGACACTGCAGACAATCTATTACGAGACGGGGTAAACCTTTCTGGCGCTCCTGAGTATATTCCTATAAAGAAAGGAGATGGTACTGGTACTGGTGTTACAAAGTTACCAGATACTACTGCTGATGATGCTAGAAAGCTTGCGGAAGCTCCAGATCCTAAAGCACAGGAGATTAAAAACGCTGCTCAAAAACGTATTGATGAAGCTTACGCAGCAGGAAGGTATCCTAAATATACAGACTATGTTGCTGCACATGATAAAGAATATGCTGATAGTCGTGTGTTAGCTGGAGACTCACTAGAAGGCGCTCCTTCTAAAGACGATATTAAAAAAGGAGCAGGTAAAGCTGGTGTTGTTAAAGGAGACCACGGTTCTTGGTTGGAAAACCGCGCAAATAATATTGAAACTAGAGGATCTCCAGATCCTTATAGTGCCAAAAATCCAAATTCTTCTGCTCTTGGTAAATATCAGTTTACTAAAGATACTTGGGATGCAGTTCGTAAAGAGGATCCTTCTTTGCCTCCTTTTGACAAATTAAAAGGAAATAAAAAGGCTCAAGACGAAGGCGCTGCTATTCATGAAAAGCAGATTGAAAATGAAATTAAAAAAGCAAACCTACCTGTAAACAACGCTAACAAAGATTTGTGGTGGCATTACGGTGATTCAGATGCTAAAAAACTTTTAGCCGCTAGACCAGATGCTAAAGTATCAGATGTTCTTAGCCCTGCTGTTGTTACAGCAAACAAGCTTAAAAACATGACTGTGGCAGAAGCTATTGATGCTAACTTGTCTTCACCGGCTGAAAAGGAAAGCGGCGGTACTGCCTCCATTACTGGCGGTATACTTAGCGCTCCACCAGGAATGGAACGAGTTGTACAAGGAACAGAAATTCTTAGAAAAGCTGCTGATGCTACTGCTGCTAGGTTTGCAAGCAATACGTTAGGTGCTTTTATTAACGCAAATAAAGAAGTTTTAGCTATTGGTCAACTGCCTGTTGGAACTGTCTTTAGTGCTGTATCTGGCTTGGAAGGAAAAGATCAAAAAGGTGTTCTTTCTGGTTTGCAAGCAGCAGGTGCAAGGTATGTAACAAGCGATGATGACCGAGCAATGCAGCAGTATGCAGCAGGTTTAGAAAGATCTATGGCAGTTGCTTTAGCACAAGGACAAGCATCCGGTGCTTCTGCTGCTGCTATGGAACAACTTGCTAAAGAGTTTCCACGCGAAGGAGATTCAGGAAAAGCTGCTGTTCGTTGGCTTGCTCGTGTTCGTCAGCAGTTGGAAAGTGTAAACGAAGCTTATCAACTGTCTTCAAATGCCTCAAGAGAACAAAAGAAAAAAATGGCAGAAGAAACTAAGATAATGCAATCTAAGCTTCCTAGTCTTGATGATGTTAACAAAGCTTTTTACGGCAATAAAGAAAGTATGTTAGAAGCAGCCAAAAAGCCTCTTAATAAGCCTGTTGCTGGTTCTAAAGATGTTGATACAAAGAAAACAACAAGCAATGTTCCTGTTACTAACTGGTAAAGACAATGGCTGAAAATACTCGGGATGTTACAGTTACATTTGATGATGGGACTTCTCATAAATATGCAGGAGTTCCTATCAATGTTTCTCCAGACGATGTAGAACAAAGAGCATTAAAAGACTTTGGTGGTAAGAAAATTACTAACATTGATGGAGGCAGTAAACCTTCTCCTGTAAAGACAGCAACAAAGCAAGAAAGAAAACCTACTAAAGATCAAGCACTTCCTGGGTTTACTTCTTCTGGAGAAGATGCTTATGTAGATCCAATGGGAGGCGTATATTCTTTAGATGCTCCTGGTGCTAAGGCAGGGGCTACCTTGTTGGCAGGAGCAGCAGGTACTTTAAAACCATTGGCAGGTGCTGCACAGTTGGCAGGGTTAAACGCACCTTCTAAAAAACTAGATGAACTAAGCAAAGCAACAGGCGATATAGGTGGTACATCTGCAAAGGTTGCAGAGTTTGCGGGAGAAGTAGCTAGTCCTGTTGGTGTAAAGATAGGAGACGCTATTACTAAAGGATCTCAAGTATTGTCTCCTCTTGTTCGTGGAACACTATCAGGAGCTGGTGTTGGTTTTGCTCAAGGTATGCTTACGCCTTCTTCTCAAGAAGATAAAAGCTATGCTGATATGTTACAAAACAAAGCTAGAGAATCTTTGATTTCTGGACTAATTGGTGGTGGTGTCGGTCATTCTATTGATTTGCTACATCTTAAAGATTGGACTATTGGTAAGCTATTAGGAAGATCTTTTGGTCAAACAATGGAATCAAAGGCTGCATCTGTAGCAGTAGAGAAAGCTTTAAATGTTCAAGGAGAAGTTGTTTCTCCTAAACTGGGGCAAGAAGCTGTTCAAAAAGCACACACAGAAATTAAAGCTGGATTTGAAAAAGCAACTAATACTAAGATTCCAGACAATGTAGATCCTGTAAAGTTTGTATATCAAAAAGCAGGATCATCTATTAACGAAATTCAAGCAACAGGTGAATCTTTTGTTAAGTCTTCTTTCTTTGGAAGAGCTGCTTCTGTAGAAGGAAAGACAAGCAGAGCGCAAGAAGAGACATATAAAAAACTATTTGTAGATGCTAAAGGAAATCCTCTTCCTGGACAAAACGTTATTGACAATATTTATGCTTTTAAATATGGCGAAGGTCTTCCTGATAAAGTAACGCAAGCAAGTAGAAATGCTCGTTTTGCTGAAGGAGAAAAGATTGAAAAAGAATTTAATGGTTGGTTGATGCAGTCCCAAGAAAAAATGGGTCTTCCAAAACAACCTTGGCAAGCAAACGCTAGAAAAGCTGCTGAACAAGTGCATATAGCAAATGCTAAAGATGCTCTTCCTACAATGTTTAAAGATGTTGTTACATTTGCCGGTGGTAAGCAAAAAGGAGAGCTTTCTAAAGCTGCCAATGTCTTAGATAAGGAAATTTGGAATCTTAGCAAAACACCAGAAGGACAGTCTGCATTTTTAAAACAACTTGCTGGAAATATAAAAGAATTTCCTTTGGAAAGCAGAGGAGTTTTATGGAACAACATTAAAGATAATGTCAAAACAAACATGATAAAAAACCCTGCTACTTTTCAAGAAGTGTCTGACATTATGACTACAGCAGTAACGTCTAAAGATGTTGATAGGGCTGTACGTTTGCTAGAAAGATCGGCTTCTTCAGCATATAAACAAGCTTCAACACGTTCTGAAAGAGATTAATAACGTGAACATATTGATTATTGATCCTTCAGGTTGTGGCTGTGGTCTATCCTTTGCTATGCGGAGCCAAGATGCTGGTCACGATGTTAAAGTCTTTATTCGACACAACAAGGATGGATCACGTTCTGAAGTAGGTGATGGTGGTCTTATCAAGCGTGTAAACTCTTGGGAAGAGCATATGAACTGGGCAGATCTTATCTTCTGTACAGATAATGTATACTACATCCATGCTTTAGAGCGTTACCGTGATAAAGGTTATCCTATCTTTGGCCCATCATTGGATACTAACCGTTGGGAACAGGAACGAGATCACGGCGAAAAGATCTTAAAGCTAGCCGGCATCGAGACTATTCCTAGCCAAACCTTTGATAACTACGACGATGCTATTGCCTTTGTCAAAGATAACCCACGCAGGTTTGTG